GTGCTGACGCTCGGCCCGGCCAACCTGGATGCTCAGCGATCCCTGCTCAACATTTGCGCTTTGCTACTGGCGAAAAATGTGGCCGTTACCGGAGGCCGACCAACCGTCATTGACATTGGCGGCTCGATCCTGCCTGCCTACGACCTCACCGTGACCATGCAAGCACAAACTAGCTAGGAGAACCCATGTACATCATCGTTAGCCCGCGCATCGGTACACCAGGCGACAAATACGAGCCAGCCGACGGCGTCAACGTGCAAGCGCTCATTGACGGCGGTCTCATATCCACCGACAAACCGAAGAAATCATCTAAAGTCAAAGAAGAACCAGTCGAGGAGTAACCCAACATGGCAACCAGCGTCTATCTCTCCAATCCAAGCGTCACGATCAACAGCGTTGACCTGTCCGACCAATGCACCGCCGCCAGCATCACCTACACCGTTGAAGCGCTGGAAAACACCGCGTTCGGCTCCACGGCCCGCACTTACACGTCGGGTCTTGCCAACAACAGCATCACCGTCACGCTGTACCAGTCGTACGCCGCTAGCGAGACCGAAGTAAGCGTGTACAGCCTTGTCGGCACCACCACCACGCTCGTGTTGAAGCCATCGTCGGGCGCTGTCTCGGCAACCAACCCGTCGTACACGCTGACCGGGGCATACCTGGAAAGCCACACCCCGATCAACGCATCGCTTGGCGAACTGTCGACGATCGACCTGACGTTCACGGGTGGCACACTCACAAAGGCCACCAGCTAGTCATGTTCTCGCCAGCCCAATTGGGCGGCGCTGAAAACAAACCAAGCAAGCCCGCATTAGCGGAGCCTTGCCCGACGAAGGGTAACTAATGCGCGTCAAACTCAAAATCGACCTCAAGGACGGGCGCGAACCCCGCACAATGGTCACAAACATGCTCGCCATCGTCGAGTGGGAAAAAACAGAAAACCGACGATCCGCTGACGGCAAAGGCATCGGTTTCGTCGACATGTGCTGCTGGGCGTACATCCTGTGCAAACTCGCAGGCGACAAAGTGCCCGGCACATGGCGTGAATGGGTCGCTGAACACCCCGACATGGAAATCACACCCATCGAAGAAACCACCGACGAAACCCCTACCATCGCGGCACCTGGCGACGCTCCCTCGCTGAGGTCTTAGTTATGACGGGCTACTGGCCGCCGCAAGTGGAATTTGATACACGCGACCTGACGACCGTGTTCTATGTGCTTGAGTTGCAACAGCAACAGGCGAAGCGGGGCCGCTAATGGCAACGGTTGAGGTGATCGGTGTCAAGCAAATGTTGCAAGACCTGAAGCAGATTGATCCTGAGGCCCGCAAACAATTTGCCAAAGATGCCAAACAGATTGCCAGCCCGATCGTGGTGGCGGCGCAAAGCAAATACCCGCAGCAGGCGCTGTCAGGTATGCGTTATCGCTGGACACAAAACGGTCGCCAACTATTCCCTTGGGATCAGCGCAAGGCTCGACGTGGCGTACAGGTCAAAGTGGATGCCGGACGCAAAAAAGACGGCGTCGTGACGATCATTCAGAAAGACCCGGCAGCTGCCATTTACGACATTGCGGGACGTGGCACATCCAACCGCCTAGGTGACGCACTCACCGCCTTTGCTGGCAATCCATCGCGCGTCATGTGGCCATCAGCCGAGGCGCACATCACCGACGTACAGGCCGAAATGACCAAAGCAATTGAACAGGTAGCCAAAGAGATTGAACGTAGAATTGCGCTGATATGAGCATCCGCATACCCATCGTTAGCGAGTTTGACGACAAGGGTATTCGTGGCGCCGTAAAAGAATTTCAGTCACTTGAAGGCGCTGGCGAAAAATCAGCATTTGCGCTCAAAAAGGCGATGTTGCCTGCGGCGGCAGCAGCCGGGGCATTGGCCGCAGGTCTTGGCATGGCGACAAAAGCCGCCGCCGAGGATCAGGCCGCGCAAAAAGCCCTTGAGGTGCAGCTTGTCAATTCGACTGGTGCAACCCAAGACCAAATCAAAGAGGTCGAAAAAGCGATAAGCGTTATGTCCAAACAGGGCGCGGTCGCCGATGACGTTTTGCGTCCGGCGTTTGCCGCGCTTGTTCGAGGCACCAAAGACATCAGCGAAGCACAGAAACAAATGTCGCTTGTGCTTGATATCAGCCGGGCAACATCTATTGACGCCACGACGGTCGCTGACGCGCTCGCTAAAGCCTACGAAGGCAATTACAAGGCGCTGCGATCACTTACACCCGAAATGGCAAACCTTATTCGTGAGGGCGCCGACCTCGACACGATCATCAATGTGCTTGGCGGCACCTTTGGTGGCGCTAACCAGGCGTTCACCGAAACCGCTGAAGGTGGCATGGCCAAACTCAACATTGCCTGGTCGGAAGCCACCGAAGCAATCGGTAGCGCCCTGCTCCCGGTGCTTGAAAAGTTGATCCCGATCATCACCAGCATGGCGTCATGGGTCGAGGAAAACAGCGGGCTAATCGTCAAATTGGCGTTGGCGGTCGGCGGTCTGTCGGCGGCTGTAGTTGTCGCCAACGGCGCAATGACCGCGTACAACGCCTTGACGGTAGTCACCAAAGCAGCAAACTTGGCGCTCACAGGATCGTTCTACGCAACGCAAGGCTCGATCGCCGCAATGAGCGCATCACTCGCCATTGTGACCGTCACCATTGGGGCGCTGTACGAGTTGTACCGCGAAGGCCCACGCGCTATTGCCGAATTCCTGCAACCGTTCAAACAATTCGGTGCCGCCATTGCCAACACCGTCATTTTGGTAGCCAACTCAGTCAACGCAATGGTCAACAGCGTGATCCAAGGCATCAACCTGGTCATCAAAGCCATGAACGTCATACCAGGCGTTGACATACCCGAAGTGCCTTACCTCAAAAACATTGGGTACATCAGGGTCGGCGACCTGCCTGGTCTCAGCAACGCCACAAGCGGCTACACAGGCGACAAAAACCTCGGGGTGCCTATTCCCTCGTCCGGGGGCGCTGCTGTCGTTGTAGCAGCTCCTAGCGTGCCTACAGGCGGCGGTGGCGGGGGTGGCGGGGGTGGCGGTGCAGCTGCAATTGTGGAAGCCCCAAACATGCTCGGCGCAGGCATTGCTAGCAACCCGTTTACATCGAGCGCCCGCAACGCCATGCTCGACAACATCACCGTCAACGTCAACGGCGGTTTAGCGACCAGCGCTGAGATCGGGCAGGCCGTCGTGGACAGCATCCGCGCCTACAACCGATCGGCTGGCCCGGCGCGCATTGAGGTCAGCGGGTACGTCTGATGCCCGGCACAGCAATCGTCCAATCAGGCAACTACTTGCTTGAAATTGACGCAGGCTTCACGATTGATGCATTTACCCTCGACGACGCAACTAAAGGCGTCTTAGATAACACGACGTATGTGTTGGATGGCACCACGCAGTTTGCTGACGTCACCGACGGCACCCTAAACATTGCGGTGCGTCGAGGTCGCAAGGATCAGGGCGATCAATTCAGCGCAGGCACCATGACATTCACACTCAACGACACGCTCGCTGACGGCATTTTCAACCCGTTTGATACCAACAGCCCATACTATGACGACAACCAAGACGTGCCTGGCCTAGCACCAATGCGCCGTGTACGCCTCGGCCGATACGACGCCAGCAACACGCTCGAATATTTATTCAAAGGCTATGTCGTCAACTACGACTACAACTTTGCCCTGGGCGGCCTCAACACGGTCAGCGTCTATTGCGCCGACGAGTTTTACCTGCTTGCACAGACCTACATGGACGCCTACAACGTGTCGCCTGAAACATCAGGCCAACGCATAGAAAGCGTGTTGAATTTGCCTGAGGTCGACTACCCGACCGGGCCAACCGCCCGCAACATTTCCACAGGCACCGTCAACCTAGGTCACGACAGCACCTACACCGTCCCCGCCGGCACAAACGTGCTTGCGTATTTGAACCAAATCAACGGCACCGCCGAATTCGGCCGCTTGTTCGTGTCTCGTGATGGGGTATTGACATTCCAAGATCGCATCGGTGCGACGCTGAGCGGATCGGTCGCCGACTTCAAAGACAACGGCACAGGCGTCAAATACGACAACGTGGGCATCACATTCGAAGCTGACAGCGTGGTCAACCGTGCCTACGTGCAGAACCTCGGCGGGTCTAACGCCACCGCAACCGACACCGCATCGATCGCCACCTATTTCATTCAAACCGAAAGCATCACCAACAGCCTGCTGGAGACCAGCGGATCGCAGCTGTCGGCTGCCGCCACCTACCTGCTCAACGGCGAACCCGAAGCCAGGTACACCGACGTCGCCACCAAATTCGCCATGTTGACCACCGCCCAACGCGACACCGTCGCCACAATCGACATTGGTGACACGATCACCATTGAAAAAACATTTCAAACAGGCACCGGAACAACCAGTCTTGGTCAAGAACTCTCAATTGAAGGCATCGAGCATCTGATCGATTTCAATACTGGACACCGCGTCAATCTCTATACAGCACCAACCACAATTGTCTACCAGCTGATACTTGACGATCCGACCTATGGCGTGTTAGACGCCCTCAATGTTCTAGGCTAAAAGGAGCAACTATGGCAACCCCCACCACCCTTCCATCAACATTTGTTGCGGGCAACGTACTGACCGCGTCGCAAATGAACAATTTGCGCGGCGCATTTCGTGTGCTCCAAATAGTCAGCACCACCAAAACCGACACCTACACAGACTCGAGTGCATCCGGCACACTCACCACGATCACCGGGTTGTCGGCCACCATCACCCCATCGTCAACGAGTTCTCAAATTCTTATTTGGGTATCGTTGAATTACGGCGCAAACGGTGGCAACCGCGCAATCTTTGGCCTAACGGGTGGCAACACCGCAACCGCATACCGTGGAGCTGCCGCAGGATCACGCCGACAAGTCGCCACAGGCGCACAATCCATCGACGCAAACGACGTTGTGCCCGTCACCATGCTGTATTTGGACAGCCCAGCATCAACATCAGCAATCACTTACGCAGCACAGGCCGCCGACATAGCAGGCGGCACTTTGTACATCAACCGCTCAAGCACCGACACAAACGCAACAAACTTTGCCAGGTACGCCTCAACAATCGTTGTTGCTGAAATCAGCGCATAATGAAATGGACACTTCGATTGTGGTGGCTTGTATCGGTGGCGGTTTCTCTCTACTCGTTGCGCTCATACATAAATCGACCAAAGAAAACCGTAAAGATCACGGACGGGTACACGAAGCGCTGGGCCGAATAGAACAAAAAATCGACCACCACACGGAGAACCACCCATGAGCAAGCAAACCAAAGCAATGCTCGCAAGTTACGCTCGATCTGTCATCGCCGCCGTTGCCGCCGTCGTCGCCACAGGGAACACCGATCCGCAAGACCTCGCTAAAGCGGCCGCCGCAGCTCTTTTGCCCGTCATCATGAGATGGGCCAACCCCAATGATCCGGCATACGGTCGTGGCAATAGCCAAAGCTAAACCAGGCGTCCCAGGCGCCACCGACTACATCGGCAATGCCGACGGCCCCGCCAAAGGCCCACGCGCAGGAATGGACGAATGGATCTGCCAAGCCGTCAAATATGCCAACGGCTCACTCTGGAACAACGGGTCGTGGGGACAACGCGATATGCGTGGCAAACCTGGCACATTGTCCGTACACGCCACCGGGCGCGCCGTCGACCTGTCTTACCGCGATATGCCCGATGATCGCGGAAAACCGAACGGGCGACAGCTCAGCAAAGTATTCATCGAAGCTTGCGTGGCAAACGCAAACACCCTTGGCGTACAAATGGTGATCGACTATTGGCCGCAGCCGTTCGGTCGAGCATGGCGATGCGACCGCATGGCATGGCAGGTCTACCAAAAAACCACCGTCCACGGAGCACCAGGCGGCGACTGGTGGCACGTCGAGATCACACCCAAAATGGCCGACCATCCCGATCTCGTAAAAGCCGCATTCCTCAAGGTATTTGAAGGTATTCCCGCATAGGCCCGTCCGATCCCCTAAGGTGGGATCACCGACGAAAGGAACCTAGCCATGACATTGAACCCATTAGCCGCACTTACCCTGTGTATTACAGCAGTCCTAGGGCTAACCACGCTCTACGGGCCCGCAAATGGCCTTTCAGGGCAACCTAGTGCCACCACCACACCCGCCTCATGGGACGAATACCCGACCACCACCGTTGGGCAAACCACCGTCACCGAAACCAGCCTGCCCACCACGATTGCAAACTGTGACGATGCCGTAAACCTTGCCCGGCAAGTCGGTTGGCCTGAAGATCAGCTCGACACGCTTGCCGTCGTCATGCTTCGAGAGTCAAATTGCACCCCGACCGCCCACAATGTTGACGACCCAATGGGCGGCTCATACGGCCTCACCCAAATCAACGGTTTTTGGTGCATACCCAACGCATCATGGCCGATGGGCTGGCTACAGGTGCAAGACGTCGGCGTCACCGACTGCTCGGAGCTGTACAT